TACACCTAATACTGTAGCTAAGACTTGGGCAAAGCATACGACTAACGTATCTGTTACAGCATCATCAGCTAAAATCTTAAAAGGTTTTGAAGCATTTAAACTCAATGATGTGTTATTCAAATCATATGTTGATAACAGAATTAGTTATGAAACAGCAGAAATGTTTATCAATGACATGCTTTGCAAAGTAAAACAACGTGGTAAATTAGGACAACCACATTTCAATATGCGTAGACGCGAAGAACTCTTGCGTATGTGGGATGAAAATAAAGCTAACATTGGTAGCAATCAATGGGCATTGTACAATACACTAACTGAGTGGGCTACACATACAGATCACTTGGGCAATCCAGAAAATGCTCGTCGGTTACGTGAGAATGAAATTGCTAAAGCAATGGATTCAACAAGGTGGTACGCATTATGATTACAGTTCAAGTTCAAAACATTGAGTCACTATTAGAGTGGCTCAAGACTTGCCCACATGATTACGCAATATCATCAATGCAAGGTGGTTTTGTGCATGTAAAGTTTTTTATTTCAATGGATGAGGTTATAAAATATGAGCAAAACGAAAGTGCTTAAAGTTGAATGGTTAGCCAAAGAAGTATGCCCCTTGTTGGGTTGGCCTAGCCGTATCGAAGATGTTGCTGACAAGCTAGAGGAATCTGGCTTGTTAACTAAAACTGTTCGAAAAACATTTATCAGAACAGCAACTGAAAACTGGGAAAAGTTTAATGGTGTTCAGCTTGGTGATGATTTTATTCCACCAGAATATGGAGGTGAGTGTGAAGATGGGTGATGATCGTGTTGCCATATGGTATGTCAATCAACAGCTTGAGGACATAGCTAAAGAACGTGGTGATCCTAACCGCATGTATCGTAAGCTGTTACAGTTTCAGTTGCAGCTAGTTAAAATTGTTGAGGGCAATGCAGCGCATCGCCAGATGGAGGAGAGTAAGAATGAAATCCGAGAATGTTGACATGGATTTGCAACGCAACTTAAGTAAAGCGTTTGATAAAGTAATCTTTTCAAAAACACATTGGAAACATGCAAGTGATATTTGTCATGAGTGTGAAGGTGATGGTACAATCGAAGTTGATGTGCCACGACCTCATGGTTTTGGTCGTGACATTGGATGCATAGATTCTAAACGTGTTAAATGTCCAGTTTGTGGTGGTGATGGTCGCATTGTTTTGGAAATAGATTTCTAAGTCTTGACTAACATGCTGCACATATGCATATCGTGTGGCATGTTAGTTAGTTATCTAGATCAGATCCTTGAGAAGCATCGTTATGTTGACATGCCATTGCATAAAGTTTTTACACTGGCAAAAATACCAACGTCTACATATTACCGAACAACATCAGGTAAGACTGAACTTTCTTTAGATACAGCAAAGAAAGTTTACCGTGTGTTAGATAGGTTGTCACGAACATGGCCTACTGCTTTGGAAAATCCAAAGAAGAAAAATGCAAACCTTCCAAAATTATCAGAAGCCGACAGTAGTAACTGAGGCATACGTTGATTTTGTTGACCAGTTGGTAGCAAGGCGGCACGAATTAGGCTTGACGCAAGAACGATTAGCTATGAACATAGGTTGTACTACTTCTTTAATTCACAAATGGGAACAATACAAACGTGTGCCTTCTGGTTTTATGTTGACGTGTTGGTTAGATGCTCTTGCCCTCAAGATCGAAGTCCGTCCGCTCGACTTTGAATAGCGGCACAGCTAAGTGCGATAGCTGTGAAATAATAACAGAATACTTTGTAGCTATATTACATAGTGAGAAGCCTGCATTGTATCATTACATATGTTTAGATTGTTACGAGAAGGATACATGGCAAACAAGAATAAGCAAAAAGGCAGCTATCATGAACGATGGTTTGTCGAGTGGCTCACAAAAATCGGAGTCAAAGCAAAGCGCGTTCCCCTCTCAGGATCACTCGGAGGAGAATGGTCAGGTGACATCCACCTCACATTGGTGGGACAAGATCTAGTAGGTGAGGTCAAGTATAGGGATAGATCTAGTTTTCCTAATGCATTCAAGGTGTTAGAAGGTAGAGATATAGCTTTCTATAAAAGAAAAACTGGTAATCCAAAAACTTGTGTGATAATGTCAGGGGATCAGTTTGAGGCGCTGATAAAAAAGATACCCCCAACGAAGGGGGCATCTGATGAGGTAGTGTAAATTATATTTCTAATAAGGAGAAGAAATATACTAGATCATTTATATCATGAGTGTATGAAAACGCAAGTTGGAAGTTCAACTGCGAAGTCTGTATATTGTGCGCTTGCAACATATGTAGACTCAGAAGGTCAGTGCTATCCAAGCATTCAAACACTATCGTCTGATACCGAGTTGCATCGAGCGACAGTTATCAGAGCAATCAATTACTTAGTGCAACATGGTTTCGTGGAGCGCATGAGCAATCATCGCGCAGCCTCAACGCGATACCAATTAACCATATGGAAGGGTGAATTAATGAGTGATGATAGTCGCACAGTGCGACACGAAGTTATTAGTAATATTATTAATATCGATACATATATATCTTATAGTCGCAGAGAGCGACTACCCTATGAGATACAAGAGTTCTTAGAATTCTGGCAAGTGTATCCGAGACGCAAAGCCAAAGGTCAATCAAGGCAAGCGTTCGTTCGTGCGTGTGAAAAACAAAAAGCTTCTGTAATTATTGAGGCAGCTAGGCTCTTTGCAGAAAGTGTTAGGCATGTGGAGAAACAATACATTCCGTATGCATCAACGTGGCTCAACGGTGAGCGTTGGGAAGATGATCTTGATGAGATCGAAACCAATTCTGATAAGCTTAATTCTATACTTAATATGGATGTGGCTGCGGAACTAGATAATGTTGTAGACATTAGAAAGATTGGTAAGAAATGAAGTACGATGATCGTATGCGTATGGTAAGCAAGTGGCTTACTGAATTGTTGAAGCGGTATACACCACCAACAACTACAGATCATGAGACATTGCGCAAAGAAGTTATGCTGCATGTTGAAGATATAAATAAAAACATTCCATCTCAGATAGAACCCAACGAGATGGAACATATCTTGAATGAGGTCGACGGACAGGTTCGCGCCAATCATGGTGCGCGAACATGGCCGACGAGCAAGACGTTTATTATATCTACAAAAGAAGCAGTAAAAATTTATCTTGATCGAACTAAAGATATAAGAGTTACGTCAGGCCCAAAGTCATCAGATGAAATACTTGAAGATAGAATTAGGAAGGGTGAAGGGATACCAGATTATTATTTAAAAGATACTTTATCCAGAGAGCGATTGTTAGAACGTGGTAACATTACAATAAAAGATCTGGAAAAGTATTTGCAATAGCTGCATGTATGCAGTATAGTAAACTATACAAGATGAGGTAAAGTATGGAACGCAAAGGATTTATTGGCGGCAGTGATGCAGTCACAATTATGAGTGGTCAATGGTATGATCTGTGGGAAGTTAAGACAGGTCGCAAAAAACCAGATGATCTATCAGATAACTTAGCTGTGCAGTTAGGCATACACAGTGAGAGTTTTAACTTACAGTGGTTTGAGAAAGAAAAAAATTGTGTGCTCGAGCATCATCAGTTTGAGTACAAAGAACAGTACCCAGATATTAACTTGACCTTGAAGGGTACAGTTGATGCGCATTGGGGTGCTGCAATTGTTGAGGCTAAACATACAAATGCATTTACAAATATGGATAAGATGTTGGCATACTACATGCCGCAGCTACAGTTCTATATGTTTCTAGCTAAACAAAATGGTTGTTATCTTTCTGTTATCTTTGGCAACAGTAAGTATGAATCATGTCATGTATCATATGACAAAGCATATTGGCATCGAATGTTTGATTGTATCAAAGAGTTCAATGGGTATGTCCAAAGGGATGAAGAACCTATTGGTTTCGGTGAGCCAATTGCTACTGAGATAAATCATATCCCAGTAGACCAGATGGTAGTTCGTGATGCATCTACAGATAATATGTTTGTAGATAGAGCAGCTACCTATATTAAGTATTATCAGCAATCTATTCAGTTTGAGAACGCTAAGAAAGATCTCAAGAAGATGATTGATGATGATGAGCGTGAGGTATACTGCGACCAGTTGCAACTAAAGCGCAGCAAAAACGGTGCAGTTAGAATTAATATAAGGAATAGAGTATGACTAATATGAAGATATGGGATCAGGTATCAACCTCAGATCCTGCGTTTCTAAGGAGAGTTGATTTTGGTCGTGGCTTTACAGCTATCGATGCGCACTCTCAGGTACAAAAAGCTACCGAAGTATTTGGTGCAGTAGGTGAAGGATGGGGGTATCATGTTGATACAAGCGTTCATACTTTGTCACCAAATGATACACTCATTATAGCTAATGTAAGTGTATGGCATGGATCACCAAGTAATGTGTATGGTCCTGTGTCTGGGTGCAAAGCTCTTATGCGCAACGGTAAGATTGATGAAGATGCGCCTAAGAAAGCTATGACAGATGGGCTAACCAAAGCGTTGTCTCATCTTGGTTTTAATGCAGATGTTTTTCTCGGTAAGTTTGATGGTAACAAGTATACATCAGATAACAAAGCCAAGAAAGATGACAAGGATAAGTATTAATTATGATGGTAAAGGAGGTAAAAAAATTATGGAAAGGTTCATTCGTTTCCGTAAGAGATTATGAAGTGAAGAAGGCTATCCAAATGGGTGGCCTTCTCATTCACCATGCAGGCAAGAGAATGTATATCTATCCTGATTCTCTGAAAGAAATGAAACCGCATCCGTATGTATTCAAATCAAAAACTGGCGGTAAAGATTATCGACTAGTTGATATTAAGTTCGAGCCAGTAACAACTGACCCTCGACAGGCAAGCCTATTATAAGGAGATAAATATGGCAGAATATGATAACACAAACTCAGCATCAGGGTTTGACCCATTCGGGCAGCAAGAGTTTTTGTTGCAAGGTAAAATGAATTTGGAGGGTAACGAAAGAAATTTTGTTATTATAAAGAACGTAACCAAAGGTGGTAAAACGGTTCTGGAAGTTTACCAAAAACTTGGAGTCATGTTTCAAAATGATGGTGCAGAAAATGCACCAGATTGGAAAGGTCCAATTGATGATTACGCAACCAACAAAGACATGGTTCTTTCTGGTTGGAAGCGTGAATCAAAAGGGGATGAAAATGGAGAAAATAAAAAAAGATTCTTATCTATAAAGATAACTGAAAAGATGGGTGGTAAGAAAGATGAGATCCCTTTCTAGCGAAACGTGGTATAGCTTGAGAGAGAGACAGGAACAAGAGCGCATAGATCTTGTTCTTGATCTCTCGAAAGCAGGCTACACACAAACAGAAGCAGCAGAGATTCTTAAAGTACAACGAACAACGCTGCATGAGTTTATCAAAAGAAAAAATATTCCGTGGCCTAACAAACAGCAAAGGCATTACAATGGGTAAATTATTTTTTACATTACTTGTGATTGAATATGTTGTGCATGATACACCAGTATCAACTACTGTTATCTTCCCAAGCCAACAAGAATGTTATGATGCTATGGGTGATGGAATAGCTGATGATTTGTATGATGTTCTAGCTGATACTTACGGCAAAGAGATCATGATGTATTGCCGTAAGACACCATTTATATCTGGTATCAAACAACCTTCTGTGAAACCAGAGCCTCGACCTACCTCATGAGTTCGAAGTGAGGTCCATCATAGAAGGGTCGCTTTCCTTGTTTGCGTCTCAGGTCAACGTAAGCAAGGGAAGCGTTTTCCATTTTGCCACCCCAATCTCTTATGTTTAACCATCTGATTTCTTCATTCACCTGCCAAGCGCCACCCCATGTTATATCTACAGCATGTTGATCGGCTGCTGCTTTCATTGCATCAGCTATGTTATCGTAAAGTGTTTCTTCCCATGATGCTCGAGAACCAACATAGGCCATGAGATCAACCGCATGAGAGAATCCATCAACTTGTCTTCGATGAAAGCTGTTCATGGTTTTACTTGCGCCTTTAGCTACAAGTTCTTTCTGTTCTTCTTCGGTACGCAAACCGCAAATACAACCAAAGTCTACATCAGTTAGAGTTATAGCTGTAGTTACAACCTTAATTAAATCAGGATGCACACCTCTGAGTTTGCTCATTGAGCGTTCTGATAATTTAAATGTCATGATTAACCTCTCTTGAAGAACTTTGTTGCAGAGCGCACTGCAAAGCTACTGGCTACGATAACACCTAAAGTATACTGATACCACTCAGGCATCTGTTCCAGTGCTGTGAACCCCTCTGCAACGACTGTACGACCCCATTCACCTGTGAACACTAGGATCAATGGGATTGAGAATAATAAAACTAACCACTCGTCCTTCCAAGAATTCTGAGAACCTTGTGCCATAATCCTTTCCCAGTCTTGGACTGAGGTTTCTTTTGAGACGAGGATCTTGGCTTTGGCTTCGGCTTCGGTGAGCTTGAGTTTCGCGTTTGCTTGTTGGGCTTGGGTTTTGGCATTTAACCAACCTCCTGCTAGTTCAGTTATCGGACCTATTAGTGTCTGCAACATAGTGTCCACCTCTATCTGTCTTTGCTTCCTTACCTAACCATAACGCAAAAGAAGCAGAAAGCATAGCAGTAACTAAAGATACAAATGCTGACTGTTGCGTGGTTGGATCTTCTAGTGTCATGAACCATAAGCAAACTTTCCAAGTCAAAACAATTTGGCATAGAAAAGCTAAACGTGGTAAGATCTTTAATTCATCTAAATAATTAGCTGTGATTGCTACCATAATATTTCCTTGCGTGTGTGTAAGCTACTCGTTTGTCCCTAGTTATAATTAATACATAACCATTATCATCATAGATTATGTACTTTCCCTTCCATTCTGTTATTGTCACTGATAATCAAAAGTTCCACTCACTTATTGTAAACATAATAGCACCCACATGATTACCAACGTCCTTGCCATTTGCCGAGGAAATAGAAAATGCAGAACAAGATACCACCACTGAGCAAAAAAATAACGAACCCAATAGTAAAATTAATAAGCGCATCAATCTGTTCCTGTTTTCTATATAGTTCCTGTTTTCTTTTCCTACGCATGTCAGCTTCGATCTGCAAGACTTCCTTCCAAGCACTAGGTCCGTATGTAAATGAGATATGATCTTTGATCTCTGCTCTCATTTGTTCCATCTTTTTTTTGTTTGCAAAAATTTCTAGTGCTGTTTCTTCATCAGATCCTTTGAATGTTTTTTTCCAAAACGGTGGGTTCTTTTCTCTTTCTTCTAAATTACTAAAGTCTGAAAATGCTTTGCCCCATTGAGCTAAAGTTCCAGACATTTGTTGTATATCTTTTCCTGTGCTTATAGCTGCACGTAGCGTTTTGTATGCCCCTGTTGCTAAAGCTACACAAGATACTGGGTCCATTTTCCTAACTCAGAAAAATCATATATCTATTCATCTTCTAGAAAAACAGCCAATCGAAAATTAAAATACTTAGTGGCATTACTATCTGTATTTGCTTGAGCAACAGCTTTTAACACTTCATTTTCTTTCATAAAAAAAGTGTCTGGGCCATAAACTCTGCCCCCATTTGTTCTAGTACTTGTGTAATCATAATGACCAGTAGGTGAATCACTTATTTGAGTATCTACAGTACCTGAACTAACCACATGCTGAGGTTGTGCAAACATAGTATGTTCATAATTAGCACTTTGAGAGCCATTATTACTATTAATACGAGAACCCCTATATTCCATTGGATTATAAAAAGAGGCCATTTGAATGTTATTTTCAGTAGTATCAGCAAAACCATACATATGTTTTCGATGAACATTTGTACCATCTGAATAAAGCATAAACGAAACTTCTTTAAAAGCATAAGAAGAGCTACCCGATTGGTTGTGAGTTACGAACATACCATCAAACTTAATTTTAGCAATTTTATTGCTAGGTACGGTATAAAGATTTTGTGGCGTTAAATAACTGTTATTATTAGAGCTAACAGTGTACTCTTGATCTACAAATGCAAAGGTTGTCATTTTACTTTTCCTTTATCTAAATAAAAAGTTATCAAAGAGAGGACCTGCTGATGCAGCCTCACCCCATGTTGGTGCAGCACCAGAACCACCAGATTTTAGAACTTGTCCTGCTGTACCGTAGGTTGCACCGCCTATGCCAAGTTCACCCGATGAACCAACTCTAAAGCGTTCACTGCCACTAGTTTCAAAACTAATTGTATCAGCAGAAGGAAAACGAATAGCCGTATTAGTATCGCCAGTATGCACAATCTTATCTGGCAAAGTAACATCACCAGTAAATGTAGGATCAGCAGTAGGAGCTTTTGTTGCAATGCTGTTTGTTACTGTTGTACTAAAATTTGCATCATCACCTAATGCAGCCGCTAGTTCATTTAATGTGTTCAAAGCATCTGGCGCACTATCTACTAAATTAGCTAAATCTGTTTGCACAAATGCTGTTGTAGCTATTTGTGTAGTGTTTGTTCCTGCTGATGCGGTAGGTGCGCTTGGTGTTCCAGTAAATGTAGGGCTTGCAAGTGCTGCTGCACCAGTTACTTCTGCGACTGTTATTGCACCATCAGCTAGAGGATTACCTGTTGATACTAAGGTTGCTAAGTCTCTTGCTTTTGTCATGTGTTATCCCTTTACCAATAGCTTAGTTGCTGAAAGTGCCAACCCTGCTTCTACAGATGGCGTGGATGCTGAACTGCCAATTGTGCCATCTTTTTGCACGTATTGTTTTGCAGCAGGTGTTAGACTTGACTGTGCATCATCTATTGCACCCATAGTTTGAACGGTTGCTGTTTGACCATCAGAATAAGCTGCATCGGATATTCCAATATAGTTTGTTGATGTTAATGACGTTGATGTTGAACCAAGATTAGCAATATTTACACGTCCATAATCACCTTGAGTTGTAAACACTACTAACAACTTATTATCACCAGTCCTAGCCGTATCAAGAGTTGTACCCACATTAGTACCACTAAACGGCATCCTTGCGCTGCCTTTTTCTGAATTTGTAGTGCCAAGCGAGGCAGGTGATGATGATTGGAACGTTAAAGATGAAGCACCAACAGATGCAGTAGTAAAGTTTGTTACAGTATTTGTAACCCCTCCGTTTTTAAAAGCTATACCAACCCTATTTGTATTATCGTCATATCCAATACTAACATTATCTACATCTTGACTTACAGCTACTTGTGTTGATGAAAATGAACCGCCAGTTCCACTTGTTGTAAAAATTGCAGTTGTTAAATAATTGCTATTATCTTCATCTTTCATAGCAATTACTGTTTTGCCACTTGTTGTAAAAACTGTACCAAAATTAAAATCACCAACAGAAACTGAACTTAACTCAACTTCGCTGCCAACACTTAAACTATTACCGCTACCGTCAAAAGTAATTACTTTTGTTTTAATATTTTTATTATCGCCAGTGTTTGCATAGGTAACAATAAATTTATCGTTTGTGCTATCATACACAATATGATGACCACCTGCACAACTAGAACTTTCGATAGTTACTTCACTGCCAACCGTTATAACCCCATTAGAGGAGTTGTACTGAAAAGGTTTAGCCATCAGTGCGCTGTTATTACTTTCAAGAAAAGTAACAACAAAATTGTAAGGGTTATCATTATTATCTGTTGCTATTCTTGGCGCAAGTGTATCAGTTTTTATAGTGTATGCTGAACCTCCAGAAACTGTTCTTGCGCCATTAGGTGTTAAAGCACGAACCGAAACTGTGTCTGAAGCTTTTTTTCTATAAGCAATAAAAAATATATTTAAAGGTTCGTTAAAACAAACATCTGTTGCACGATTACCCTCAACAGTTTCTCCACCAATACTAAACTCACCCTCAACGTTTAGTTCTCCATCAGTACGAACTGTCATCATATTGCCTTTAAGAGCATCACTTGCACTTGCATCTCTAAATGTTACTAAAAAAGCACCTGCACCTGTTGTACCTGAATTAGAATTATAAGCTGCACTTAAACCCTGAGTTTGACCAGTTCCGTTAATTGTAGTACCTTGGTTGCTGTTCGATGAATATCCAAATGTTGCAGGGTCATTAGCACTTATAGTAAGAGCAGGTTTACTTACCGTACCATTAGCATTTATTATAACTGGATCACCATTTGCTAAAGCACCTGATGCAGTGGCTTCAAAGGTATTGCCACCACCAACACCTGCCGTTCCAAGTGCAGCCACAGTTGTAGCATCTACACTAGCAATATTACTAAGCTGCCTAGCGTTAGTAATTACCTCTGTTCCACCTACTTTAATCGCCATTTTCGTGTCCTTTTACTAGGAGATTGTTGCATTAGAATTAACTGAGCCAACAACATCTAAGTTGCCGCTTGCATCTAGTTTCATTTTGTTTGTGCCGCCTGTTGCAAAGTACAGCGACCCACCGCTTTCTGTAATTGTCCAGTTAGCAAAACTAATTGGTTTATTAAACTGCCATTTATCGCCTGATGATTGATAAAGAATAGTAGCACTTGCACCATCAACAGTTATGCCAGAACCATTTGCAGCCGCAGCATCCGCAGCACCAGAAGCAATAACAATATTCTTATCGTCAACTGTAAGTGTGGTACTATTAATTGTAGTTGTAGTTCCATCAACTTGTAAGTTACCTGCAATAACTACAGTTCCAGTATTATCCCCATGCGTTGCAGGGTCAATAGTAAAGCTTGATGGGCCACGTAAGTAACCAGATAGAGTAGCATTTGTACCGCTTATATCACCAGTAAATGTTGCTCCTGATAGTTGTGCATATCGAGCATCTGAATTAGTTTTATTGTAGTGATCTGCTAACTCAAAAGTACCATACCCAACAATACCGACTGTATCACCATTTGTTGCTGCACTACCAAGCGTAACACTAGAACCATTTGTTGCTGTAAAATCTGCGGGATCTAAACGCACACCGTTGAGATATACGTCTAAGAAACCAACATCATATGTTGCTGGAAATACAGTAGTAGATCCATTGTAAGAACCAGAAGATGAGCCAACTACATAATTAACTCTGTTAGTTGTTCCATTTACACTTGATCCTGCGTTTTGAAAACTAGAACCATTGTAAACTTTCATTGTATCTGTAGTTGTATCAAACCATAGCAAACCCTCGTTAGGAGAGCTAGGCGCACTAGCACTAATAACATACTGATTACCAAATGCATTTACAGAAGTAAGGTTATTAGCAACAGTATTAACATTAGATATTGATCCCCCAACATTATTAACGTTGGTTATTGACCCTGCTACCGTACCAATAGTGTCAGTTCCACTTAAGTTTGTAGCAATCGTTGCTATGTTTGTTGTATCACCTGCAACCGTTGTTACGTTTGCACTAATTCCTGCAACTGTTGTTACATTAGAGCTTATACCTGCAACTGTACTAATATTTGATGAAATACCTGCAACAGTATTAACATTCGAAATATCTGTTGCAACAGTTCCTATATCAGTCGCATCAGCGGCAACAGCGTTAATATTAGTAGCATTGCTTGCTACAGAATTAACATTAGATATGTTGCTACCGACTGCATTTACATTAGAAATATTCGTTGCAACAGTTCCTATATCCGTTGCATCACCTGCTACTGCGGTAACATTGCTTGCTATACCTGCAACAGTGGTTACATTACTACTTATTCCTGCAACGGTTGTAACATTAGCATCAATACCTGCAACTGTATTTATGTTAGATATTCCAGAAGCAACCGTATTAACATTCGAAATGCCAGTACCAACTGTATTAACATTAGCTATATTTTGAGCAACAGTATCAATCTCAGAGGTAGACTCATTAAGATCGTTTGCTACCGTTTCTATTTCAGAAACAGTTTCTGCAAGATCATTAGCAACAGATACTACACTAGCAATATTTGTAGCTACTGAATTAACACTAGATATATTACTTGCTACTGTATTTACATTAGAAATGCTACCTGCAACAGTAGTTACGTTTGAATTGTTACCTGCTACTGTTGTTACATTTGAAGATATTCCTGCGACTGTAGTAACATTAGCATTATTACTTGCAACAGTAGTAATTGCATTGGTTGCTGTAGTTCCGTCTTGTATATCAGCAAGTAATGCTATGTCAGCGGACGCAGCAGAAACAGTTTGAGTGTCAGAAATACTTGGACCTGCCTCTACTGCGCCTGTTGATGCATTGAAAGCGAGCGTCTTTCCTTTACGAGTGTCAACTTCTGGGAGGACAAGTGACACCGCAGCATCAAAATCTGTAAGTTGCAATGCACGATTAGCCTGATCCTCAAGGTCAGCAGCAATAGCAATCAATCTATCTAACTCAGTATTAAGAGCTACAATATTAAATGCACCCGAAACAGGAAAATCAGTAGTTCTTTCTAAGGCAATATCACGGGTAATAACAACAGTAGACCCACCAGAGATACCTGTGACAGACATAGAAATAGTACCAGTAGAACCATCGCCACCCGAAACAGTGTAGTGAGTAGTAATCGTTTTGAGCGTGCCATCTACATAAACATTTAGATCAGTGTTGTTAAAAAATTCAAAAGGAACAGTAAAAGTAGTTTGGGTAACGCCTTGACCTACGGTGTAGGAAATACGTGGTGAGTTGTCTGCTATAGATATTGTCATAAATCGGCCCTCATTTGGGGCTAAGATAAACTAACTAGAAATAATCTCAACGCACAAAAATGCTCGCACAATTTATTCTAGTGATGCCCCAAAATCACCCATTACATTTTTAAGATCATTTCTTAAATCTTTAATAAACATATTGCCAAGCAAAGGAATGTTCATAACACCTTGCTCCATGCCTTCTTCATATTCACCTCGTGCAAACATTTGAATCATTCGCACATTGTCATATGCATAATCAGCAGGTGCACCAAAAATAGAAGATATACCACCAACAGCATCTGGATCTTGTTTAAACTTTGGCTCAAATGGTGTTGGATTAGCTATGTCAAAAGCCATTCCCATTTCTAATGAACGATAAAACATATCAGAATAAAAAGCTGCAAGACCAGAAAAATCAAATGCGCGTAATGCTCTATCTTCTATGTCCATTTCATTCCATGCCCATGATGGTGTTCTTGCCTTAACAATATGATAGCCAAGAAACATAGCCATAATAAAATGAGCAGCTTTATTTCTTACCAAACCTTGAGCATAGTTAGTTGTTACTTTGTTTAATGCACCAACAGTGTAAGTATAAAATGTAAATGGCAATGCGAGCAAAGGACTTTCTAATTCTGCATATCCTTTTACTCTTGGACTTTCTTTCATTCCAATCATTTTTGCTACATCCATAGGTATGTAAGACTTACCACTCATTGCTAATGGTTTGTCCGCAGGTGTACCCATAATAATTCTATTTGAAACACCTGATCGCAATGCAGATCTAAATGCTTCTACTGCGCCTGTGTCTGTCCATGCGTCTGTGTTTGGTAAATACAATTGATTTTTAGTTTTATCTACTGGTGATGCAGCAATACGCTTAGCCATATCATCATTAATATTATAACGTGATAAAAATACGGACTCCCAATTGCTTAACTTTTTATTGTTTGCTTTCTTTGTTGCAATATCAATAATTGTATGGCCTCGAAACAGTGAATCCATATTTTTAGCAGCTAATGTAGCAGGGCCAAGCAAATTAAACGTATAGAACCCATGATTTATTTTATCTGTAAGAGCATTCCTAAATGGATCAGAACTTATATTTTCCATATACTTAAGATGAAACTGTCCTTGAATCATCTCAAGACCATCGCCTGCTCTTTTTAATTCTTTAGCTGCGCTTTTTAAAACGCCTTCTTCTATACTTGCAGTAACACCTTTAGCTATAGTTCTCATTTCGTGATCTAAAAATAAATTAGAAAAATCTGCTATAGCTGCTTGCCCTGCTCCACCTAAATATGTCCACTGTGTTGCTGTTCTTAACCAATCAGCAGCCCTTGTGTTCAAAGAATCTGGTTTGGTCATAACACGACCAACAATTCTATCGTATGTGCCAATAAAATCTTTATTAAGCCTGTTAATTTCTTTTGTAGATAAACCTGCCTCAGTCATTTCTTTAGTATTCTGAGCAATAACTTCGTCTAATGATGCAGGGTTTCCGTCAGCATTTCTAAACTGTTTTGCAAACGCATATTTAGGGGCAACTTTTGAATTATAAGCTACAAGAATATCTTTGAGATTTGTAACCATAAAATCTTTAAGCTTAGAATTAGGAATATCTAACTCTCTATGCATAAAATGTTTAGACTTGCCTGCTCCAAAGTATGCGCCAACCATACCATCTTCGTCAGTCTCGTCTAAAATTTTATTTACAGTTTGCTGCGCTCTTTTTAAAGTACTAGCATAATCACTTGGTAAATCTACTTTTTCAAACTTTTGGCTTTTAGTATTATATGAAAAAACAAAAGGGTTCTCTGCATATTCTTTTCTGATAATTTCTGTAAACTCATCACGCCTATTTATAATTTCTCTATGATTAAAATATCTAGGAAAAAATGGTTCGCCTAAATCTGCTTGACCATCTAGATATGCCCTTAGATTATTTATTCTTTCTTGCATCTTATCACGATGCTTAGAAAGATTACCTAATGCTTTTTTTTGTTTAGGAGTTAATCTAAGATCATCAAGAACTTTTGTAAGATCTTTCATGCTGCGCAATGTATAACGATTGCTTATTGAATTGTTTACAGATCGTAATGCATTTTTTAACTCAGGTAATTCATCAATTAATCTTGCTCTAAAGTCTGCTTGTTTAGCTGTAAGACCTCTTGTTTCAAAAGTTTTATTCAACTGTTCTAATTTTGTTGTTTTAGTTGCAATTCTTTTTTTAATATTTTCAGATTCTTTTATTAAAAAAGAACGATTACCTTTTAGTATATCGCCCATTATACTTTTAGAACTCGATAATTGATCTGTTGCATTTGCTATTTGATTAATAATTGAATCATGCTTGCCAAGCAAACCAACTTCATTGAGAAGTTTTTCCCATTCTTTAAAATGAGTAGATAATATTTCTACACCTTTTCTTTCTAAAGCAGTTAACTCACTCAAAGGAGTTTGATTCATATAATGCGCAACAAGTGTATCGCCAAAGTCATCAATAGTTAAACTTTCCTTACCTCTCATCTTTCGTATTTTTTCTAATGTGTTTTGAACTTGAACATCTAAAACAGAAGCACCACCTCTTGTTGTTGCTTGTGACCACAGATCATGAATGTCTGTCCACACACCTGCCCATTTACCTTGAAGCCTTCCTGCCTCTGCTGCTACAGACTCACCAACCCCATCACCTAATTGATTAAATTTAAAGCCAACGCCATTATCATTAGCTAATCTAAGAAACCTTGTTTTAGTTGCAGCAGGTGCATTAGACATAATCCATGTTTTCATTGGTGTTGGTAATGCTTTATAAAAAATAGTATTAGTAAACCATTCACCCATATAAGCTACATCTTCGTCAGCAAACTTTGGTGGCGGCACAACATCAGGGCCATAGCTTACAATTTCTCTGTCTTTTGATTTTGTCCATGGATTATCTGGTTTAGAATTTATACCTCCCATAAACTCTTTTGCATTGTTTCTTGCAATATCATATCTGCGCTTAACAAGTTCTTGTTTCTCAAACTGTGCTTGATTGTATTTTCCAAATCCATAACCAACAGCAGTTGCAGATGCTACTGCAATTGCATAATCAAATGCTTCTTGTTTAAGAACTGTTGAAGCATCTTCATTCATATTCAATCTTGTAGTTGCATCAAATAAATTACCGACACCTTCAAAAAAAGCAGTGGGTGCTATTGTTCCTGCTAAGTTTTTTTCTAGCAATGATCTTTGAACACCAAGTTCCAACCCATTTTCTATAGAATCAGCAACAATTTTCTTTGTTACTTCTTTGCCTGCCATACTTAAAAGTTTAGTACCAGTAGCTACCTCGCCCCAAAACAATGGATCAGAACCAACTAAATTTAAAAAACCAGATCTTTCTAAAACTTCTTGATAATGTATTTGTTTTTCGTAACGCTCTAATGCTGCATCAGAACTTTCTTTTGTTTGAGCATATCGTGCAATGTATTTTCCTTTTGATGAAGTAAGAGGAATACCACGTTCTGCAAGATAATCAGCATAATTAAAATTAGGATTAGGTAATGGAGGTAATGACGAATTAGTAATTGTTTCATTATAAGGATTAATAAATCTTTTTTCTACATTAGCGCGTAAAGTTTCAGTAAACTTCGGATCATTCTTTAACTGATATCCAATTTTATTTGGAGGAAACGCTTGCCGTAATGGTGGTGTTGTTATTGAATCAGACATTTACTATTCCATAAATGGTTTAAAGTATGGCAAATGTTCTTTAGGAATCATACCTATTTTAACAAGTCTATCAAATTCTGCGCGATTATCTAGGATAGTCTCAGGGTTCATTGCAAATGCATGAGCTTCATAAGCGTCCATAGTTTCATCTGTATATTCTTTTTCTTCTTGTCTAAATAATTTTTTGGCAGTTGCTACTATTTTATAATCATTTGGATCTTCTGCTAAAAAACCTTCATAGTTTCCATTAGGAGAATTTGCTGCATATGTACGGAACTGATTGTAGTAAAACCCAACAAGAGGTGTTGGTGTAAGATAATCATTTAAATCAACTATCATAGGAAATTCAGTTATTGTTGTTATAGGATCACCACGTTCATCTGTAAATGTTATGGTTTCACTAATCATGTGCTGTCGGAATGCACCTGTTTCATCTTTGATCTTAACATATAGTTTATCTGGGTTAGAGTAATCAGGTTCATATCCAAAAGTTAAATTAAGCCCATCCATTTTAGCAGCAATAGAAACACCTGTGTTAATTAGATTATCAATAATTGTAACAGGATTATTTGGTAATTGGTATTTTGGTTCTAATTGAATATACTTTCTATATTCTTCTGAACTAAATGTAGAAATAATTTCATTAGCAATATCTTTATCCATTCTGTCCATTTGGTCGACAGAGCCTAATCTTTTTATTCTACTATTTTTATGATACTTATTGCCTTTTGGCCCATAGCCTCCTGCACCAAGCATTCGTTCATCTGGAAAGTACATAGAAGATAAATATCTATTTAAAGATTCTTTTAAATCATCGCCTGTTGTAATGTTGGGTTCCATATACATAGCAACAGTTTTAAGTTCATTTATTGTTGTTGTATCTGCGCCTTCATAAGCATCATTAATATAATCTGCTAATGAAGTATCTCCTAATTTTTTCTTTAAATTTGACAGAATTTGCTCTGGAGTTGCATCAGTATATCTATCAACAACAGCAGCAAGCGCGTCATTTGGTGTATCTAAAAATCCTGCTTCATATAACATCATAGCTGTACCAAATACAGCTTTAGTACTTGCAGATAAAGTATTAGGCCCATTAATCGCAAGCAAATTTGTTCTGCTTAAATTGTTTTGTGAATTTGTAAATGATTTGAAAAATGAATACAGTATTTCACCGTCTAGTCCTACGCCTCCACGCATTGCAGCAGCATTAAACATATCTGCAAAACCTTCTGGCAATACTCCATATCCTGCCATTGTAATAAGTTCGTCATGAAACTCAGTTGGCTTACCAGTAGGATCAAAATATAAAGATGGGTCTTTAAAATTTATTGGTGAACCGTCTGGTAGATTAGGAACAAGAGGTCTAAGTTTTGCATCAACATATCTTTCTACATCTACTTTATCAGAAACTGGACCTATATTTTCAACATTATAAATAGAATTATTTATGTCTAATTTCTTAGAAAACTCAGTACTAGCAGCAGTCGATTGATCTCTTATGTCTTGCATAACAGCATTAAATACTGTTGTCATATTTGGTGTTTCTTTTACTTTAATAAGACTATTAACAAGTTCATTAAGTTGTGGTTTGTTTTTATATGGATCACGTTTGCCTGCATTAATATAATTTTCAAATTCATTAAAAGCATTTAAAGGCATACCATTACCACCAGTAATAGCATTAAACTGTTGTTGCGCTAATCCAAGAACGTCTGCTTGAGTATAAGAATTTAATGCAGCTAAATGTTTTTCTTTTGTTGCCGCGCCCATATGCTCAGGATGTTTTTCTGAATACTTTATTATTTTATTTCTTAAAGCATCTACTGATCTAAGATCTACAGATTCTTCTGTGCTTAATGATTTGTTTTCAATATCTGAAAGTTCAGAAAGTATTTCTGATTGTTCTGTTAAAGCAACAGCACTCTTATTTTTTTTCTGAATATTAGCTCTAAGCTCATTTATCTTACCAAGAAAAGTTCGTTGTTTACTTGGGTCAAAATATGGCCTGTTCATAGAAACCATATTTTGAAATCGTTGCAAATCATTTAATAGTATAGCAGGTGATCCACTTCCATCATATGATGCTACTCTCTGAATTAAATTTTGTTGCTGTTCATTAAATGATGCTTCAAATGATTTTGCTATCTTTCTTTTTGCATCTTCGGGAAAAGCAGCAGTTGCTCTTGATAATTTTGAAATAAGATCTGTATTTGCAACTAGCGCACCAGTGCGCTCATCTAATGTATTATATATTTCTTTTGTAACTTCTTCTAATATTTTTCTTCTATTTGCGGTATCGCCTTGTGCAGCAGTGCTTGTTAGATAATCTAACTTTGCCAA